CCCAATAATCTCAGTCTTAACTGGCCCTTGGGCGGGGAATGTCTCAATTATTGTTTCACTCTGGAACTTAATAGCAGCTTCCGTAAGTATTGTAGAGAACACACCACATGCACCATTCCAAGGCTCAGTTCGTTCTTCGTACTTCATACCCAGTACATCTAGCCCTTTGACGTACATTTCAGTCCAGTCTTTACGACTATTAATATCTGAGTCAACCATCTCCAACAGATCGCTTGCAATCTTCTGCAAGTCACCCTCATTTATCTCTTCAGCTAGATTACCGTCAAAATCACCTTCTGATTCTTCATCTTCAGGCATCAGGTCAATAGTCATACCATCTATACCAATTTGTAACCCTTCAGGGTTTTCAATCATAATCTCAACACCCGGGCCGTCTTCAATATCTTCTGGCTCTGGGGACAATGAATCTAACCCTAATGGGGCTTGGGACAACGAGGGAAACATATTAGTAGCCATAATTAATCCTTAGTAGTACGGTTGTTGGCGCTTAAAGTATCTAACTTCTTCTGGCTCGTCGGAATCTAGCCTCAGGAACCCACCACGCCTAAACCGCATAATAGCCTGTGAGGTTGAATCCACTAAGTCATCATGTTCGCCGGAAGGGAAACTCGCTACTTCTTCAACTAGTTCTTCTGCCCAATGGGTGTTAGGTACCCATACTCTACCAGATGCAAATATATCAGCAACGGCGTTTAATCGTGCAATTTTATCATTACCCTTAGACGGAGTATATTCCTGTACTGGTATACCCATCGCCCGCAACTCAAATATGAGAGGACTACCTGCGGCTTTAGCTTCAACTATTAACCCTTCTGGTTTCCATTCTTTCCACTCTTCGTACGCCCGTTGTTTAAGCTCCGGAAACTCCATACGCTTTTTAAATGAGTTCAGCAGTATGATATTCGCCTGTTGCACTCCAACATCATTAGGATGGTAGAACACGCCCCACGTAGTACACGCCGAATAGTCAGCACGTTCAGACTTTAAAAACGCCGTATCCCAAGACTGAATAATAAAATCACAAGCAGGAGGCTCAGTTTCTTCCCAAATCCTCCACCATTCACGCTTTATAATGGCAGATACCTCAGAAGTTGGATTTTGCATGTACTGCGCCATCCATTTTCCGCTAGGAAGTTCGTTTTTTAGGGCTAAAAGCTCCTCTTTACTCCAAAATTCAGGCCAAAGTGGGCGATCTTCATCAAAAAGTGCAGGAAATTCAATAACTTTCCACCCATCACCGTTTCTTTGAGCATCTGCTTTGATAACTTGACCCGTTAAGTCCTTTTTAGACCATCGAGTCATCACCATTATGATGCTTCCACCCGGCTGTAGACGCTGCCGAGGCCCTGATGTGTACCATTCGTACGTCTTATCGTAGATAAATGGGTCAGTTTCCGCTAATGTTGCTTCTTGTTCTGAGTGAGGGTCGTCAATAATGAGGATATCGGCACCCTTACCCGTAACAGCACCACCAACACCGATCGCAAAGTAGTCTCCACCTTGGTTAGTCGCCCATCTGCCAGCAGCCTTGGAATCAGATTGTAGTCCCACTCCCGGGAAAATTGACTTATATACTTCTGAGTCCACCAAGTTCCTGACTTTCCGACCAAATCCCACGGCAAGCTCAGCGGTATGCGAGGTTTGAATGACTTTTTTCTGAGGAAATTTACCCAAAAACCAAGCAGGTAGTAAGTAACTAGCAAATTCGCTTTTAGTATGGCGTGGAGGCATATTGATAATAAGTCGTTTACAAGTACCATTGGCAACCTGCTCAAACGCTGCAGCCATTCTTTCATGATGTCTCCCACTAATAAAACTAGGCCAGACCTTCCTAACAAACGGCATAAACTTATTTTGTGCCGCTTCCTTGTTCTTTAAGTTTTCTAGTAACTCTAGGTCTTCTAATAGCTTTGTCTGCTCCGCTTCAGGCAGGAGGTGTAATACTTTGGGTATGTCCTTAAGAGATACCGAATTTAAAATTTCTCTAGCTAGCATCAGTATCTTCAACTACTTCGTGATACGTTGTTACATTCTGTTCTACCGGAGTGCCCATATCGACAACACCTAGTGTGCTATCCAGATCCATATCAGAGACTGACGGTACATCTATTATGTCGGCATTTAACAAGCGTTTGACTCGTTCTTTAATGGCAAACTCAAGGTCGCTAGATGTTTTATAGTTAACCGTAACCTCGGAGCGTTCAGTAAATAGTGCAATATCTGAGTGCTTGCCCAGCAGTTCTATGGCTTTAAGTTCTAATCTAGCATCGCCGCAGTTGGCTATTTCCATTAACTTATTTGTTAGCGCTGAACGCACATCGTTCATCTCAACTGCCAACCGTGCACTATATATACGTAGGAATTCTCTAGCAGCAAAGGCTGCGTTGGGTACGGCTAGTGCTTTCTTATCCTGAGTCTTTACCGCTTGCTCTACTAGGTTTGCTACTTTTGTAGCGTCCTCCACACTCATTTCCGGTGGCGGGCCTAATTGTTCTAGTAGTTCTGAAGTATTAGCAAGTACCGCAAGTTCTTCGGCAAAAGAAGATGTGTGCATGTCCTCAGGGACATACGGTATGGGGTGTTCTCTAGATGGTTCTATATTAACAGTCGTCATATATGGAAGGAAAGGCGCACTCCAGTTGACGCACTATAACACAACTGTGTTCCAATTTGCCACAATTAATTTAAGTTCTTCTAATGTTGCATTGCTTTTTATAGTATTAGCCCTAGATGAAAGTATTTGTACATTACCTACTACATATCCTTTAGAAGGATTTATTTTGTCTAAAGTAGCATAATTTATTGGACATGTTTTTATACTATATAAAGCATAAGTAAGTTCTAAACCAAGTAATGGGCAATGGGTAACTATTAATTTTTCATAGTCTTTAACAGTTAAAGTCTTTCTTAATTTACTTTTATTTCCATTTTTAGAACGATGAATCCAGTTACCAATGACTGTAGTTTTATTATATCGTTGATTTACTTTTGGTTTAGGTGGCCCTACAAGCTCAAAATACTTTCTTGGCCTTCCACGTTTTGAAAACTTTTTAGCAGCTTTTTTTTGTTGCGCTGCAATACTCTTACGTATATAGCTGCATTTTACACAATCGCTGTTACGTACATACCTAGTTGTTTCGTGCCCATGTAAGCAGGGTTTACCTTCATATACTTTAAGGCCAAGGGTTTTTGCTATTTTACGGGGGGACGTAGTTTCCATAATTTAAATATATCACAAAATTACGTGGAGGGGGTTAATTTAATTTTTTTTGTAAAATTTTTAGTGAAAATAAAAATAAAAAAGCAAGGGGGCCTCTCCGTATATTGAGGGGGTGGGGTATGTATACGCTAGTATTGGGAATGTATATAGCAGGAAGTGCATGAAATTTTAATGGGATTATATGGAGTGGATAGGATGAGCATATCAGTGTGTATAGCAGTTGGTGTGGATTCCTTGATTTACTTTGTGGGGTCGGGGGGTAGTGGGGTTCACTTAATGCCACTTTATCAATTATTGTTTCCATTGATTACTTAAAATCTCTATTGATTGTGTTACAATTCATATATCAACACGAAACAACTCGGGTTGAGTCTTACAAATGTTAGATTTTAAATTCAACTAAACTAAGGGATAAAACATCATGAACACAATTATCAATTCAGTATCAGTAAACAACACACCACTCGCCCAAGCTCGTTCGATATACATGGAGTCAACCGCCTCTGCTAACGCTGGCAATCAAGTTTATGCGGATGCTATGCTTGCAACCTTTGGCGGTCAATGGTGGACTATCGCGGACAAGGCAACCAAGAAAAGTATTAAGGCAGAGCGGGCGTTATTTGTGGAGGGTTTAGAATCGCTAGGGTTCAAACAAGGGACAATAGATGTTTATTGGCAACGTGTAAAAGTAGCATGCGGTTATACCCCCGCTGGTAACAAGGCTTCAGGAAGTGAGACCATTGACGCTAAGACACTCAAAGAACTCAAGACAATTATTAATCGTATCTTAGGCGACGAATCGGACGGGGAGGGTAGCACATTGGCACAAAAAGCAAAGGGTGACTTGATGAGTGCCTTTATTAAAATGGGCGGAGAATTGGAAACCAATTTAACGAAGTAAACCAGAGGGCGGGGAAACCCGCCCGATTCTAACAAGTGTTAGATTTTAGCTTTAACCGAAAATTTTTTAATGAT